CTTGGTGGAACAGCAATAACAGATGGTGGTATTACTATTGCTCATAGTGGAAGTGCAGCAGGAACAGTTGATTCAGCAACTCCCTCTGCAGCTAATTATGTAGCAGAAGGAGAAGCAATAGAAATGATTACTGATGGAGCTTCTTCAACATCTTGTGAATGTGAAATAACTTTTGTTATAAGAAGATAAGGATAAAATATGTCAAATTTCGGAATATATTATGGCAGACCTTCAACAGTACAAAAATTAACAAGTGGGAGTTCTTCAAGTGCATCATCTACTTTTGGAGCAACAACTTCAGTTATAATGTTAGTTGCTAGAACTCATGCCTGTCATTTTCAATTAGGAGCATCTCCAACTGCAACAACATCATCTGCCTTTTTACCGAAGAATGAAATTATTTATGTAAAAGTAAGTGGTGGATCAGATAAAATTGCAGTTATTAGAGAAGCAAGTTCTGATGGCGAAGTATATGTAACAGAGTTAATTTAATGACAAAAAAATTATGGCTTGATGATGAGGATAGTAAAAGTGTTCTTAAAACAAGAATACACTTTGACGAGTCTGATAAAAAATTACACTTAGAAGATGTCCAAGATGTCGAGCCATTAATTAACGCAAATAAAAAAGAAGCAAATCTTGGAAAAGATGCTTATAGAATGAAAGGCGAGTTGGGTAAACACGCAGGAATGACGAAGGTCGCTTCTATTCCTCTTGTAGTAGTTCAACAACTTGCAAAAAAAGGAATTATGTCAAATGGTGGTCAAATACTAGATCACGATAGAATGAAAAAATGGCTTAATGATCCAGACAACAGATTTTTTAGAATATATCAAGGAAATGTATAATGGCACTAGACACTTACGCAAATCTAAAAACAGAGATTGCTAATTACTTAAATAGAGATGATTTAACTTCATACTTAGATACCTTTATAGATTTAGCAGAGTCTCGTATGGCAAGAGATTTAAGATTGCGTGAAATGGAAACTATTGATATTTCAACAACAACTGTTTCTGGAACTCAAAGTTATGATTTACCAACTGGTTATTTAGAAATGCGATATGTTTCATATCAAACTGATCCATATACATTTTTAACTTATTTAGCTCCACCAGATTTTATGAGAGTATATAATGTAGGAGTAGGATCGGGAATACCCTCTCATTATACAATGATAGGAAGTAAGATTTATTTAGGTAAAATGCCAGATAGTGCAAAAGTTTTAGAATTAGGATTTTTTAAAAGACCAACTGCATTGTCTAGCTCTAATACAACAAATGATATTCTTACTTATTTCCCAGATTTATATTTATATTCAGCTTTAGCTGAAAGTGAGCCATTCTTAATGAATGATGAACGATTAAAAGTTTGGGCGAGTTTATATAAAGAAGGAATTAAAACAGCAAATGAATCAGCACAAAGAGGAAGAACATCATCAGCTCCATTAAATATGTCTGCTAGAATGGTGGTCTAAATGGCTGATATTCAATTTGGTCAATTACAAGCAGATCTTCCTGCTTATCAAAATTCTGGATCAATAAAAATTAATAATGTTATTCCTTTAGCTGTTGGTTATAAATCTTTTCCAAGATTTGTAGCTTTAAGTGGAACAGGACTTAATACAACTCCTGTTGGTTTATTTACAAGTTTTTCTGCAAATGGATCAACAAACTATGCGGGAGATACAACTAAACTATACCAAATGGATAGTTCACTTGTATTTCAAGATAAATCCAAAGCAGGTGGATATACTAATTCTACCACAGAAGGATCAAGAGACTTTTGGGCTTTTACACAATTTGGAGCAAATATTATCGCAACGAATGGAGCTAATTACATACAAAAGTTTGAAGAAGGTGTTGATAGTTTATTTTCAAATTTAGTATCTGATCTAAAATCAAAGTATCTAGCTGTTGTCAGAGATTTTGTTGTTACAGGTTATACAACAGAATATGAAACAGCAAAAACTTTTGACTCTAATACTATTTCTAGTAATGAAATAACAATAGCAAGTCATGGTTGGTCAACTGGCGATACTATTGTTTATGATAGAAATTCAAATACTGCATTAACCAACTTAACTGATGGTAGTACCTATTATGTTATTTATGTTGGTACAAATACTTTTAAAGTAGCAACAACATCTGCTAATGCAACTGCAGGAACAGCTATTACTTTAACTGCTACTGGTGGAAGTGAAACACATAAGTTTCAAAAACATACAGTTAATAATCAAAGAGTAAAATGGTCTGGACTAAATGATAGTTCAACTTGGACTCCAAGTCAAACTACGCAAAGTGGGTATCAAGATATTGTTGGAAGTCACGGAAATGTTCAGGCAATAGTCGGTGGCGAAAGCTATGGAGTTATCTTCATGGAACGAGCTATTTATAGAATGGATTATGTCGGAACTCCTTTAATCTTTCAATTTGATAAGATTGCAGATAACATTGGAGCTTTTGCTCCTAAGAGTGTTGTTTCTTTTGGTAGTGATATATTTTTCTTGGCTCAAGATGGTTTTTATAAATTATCTGGAGGACAACAATTAACTCCTATTGGTGTGGGAAGAGTGAATGATTTTTTTTTACAAGATTTAACTTCTAACTTTGAAGGAATATGTTCAGCTGTTGATCCAAATAATTCAATGGTTGTTTGGTCTTATAGAGGAAGTGATGCAACTGGAACTGGAACTGTAAATAATAAATTACTTTGTTATAACTATGCTGTCGATAGATGGAGTACAGGAAGTGGTCAAGATTTACACTTTCTTAATACTGCTTCTCAAGAAGCATTTACAACTTTAGAAAGTTTAGATGTTTTAGGAACTCTTGATGGGTTGCCATATAGTTTAGACTCATATTTTTATGATGAAGGAATTATTGGTTTAGGAGCTTTTGACTCTGATAAAAAATTTGGAAAGTTTTTAGGAGCTAGTTTAGATGCAACTGTAGATACAACTGAATTTGAAGGAGCAAAAAATCGTAATAGCACTTTATTAACAGCTAGACCAATTGTTGATGCAAATGGAAGTGATAATACAACAATAAGTGTTACACCTATTACTCGAAGCTCTCAAGCAGATGCAGTAACAGAAGGAACTGCTATTAGCACTAAATCAAATGGAGATTGTCCTATGCGATCAACTTCTAGGTATCATAGACTTAGAGTTGATGTAACAGGAAATTTTAAAACTATGTCTGGTGTAGATGTAGAAGCAAAACCAACAGGTAAAAGATAATGGCAATTACACTAACTCAAAGACAAAAAAATACATTACTAAAACATAAAAAACATCATACGAAAAAGCACATGGATTTTATGATTAAACAAATGACTAAAAATAAACCTTT